GTCCTGCAGGAGTTAATTCATCAGTATTATTTACGTCGATATTACCTCCAGGTGCATATCCACAAGTACCTTCATGCACTTCGCCGCACATTTCACATAAATGTTCTTCTAATTCATTAATAGATTTATCAGTTACATTAACTTCAGAATTAGGATCTTTTACTAATTTTTGAATTTCAGGATCATTTAATTGTTTAGCAGAAACATTTACTGCTTCTTCTATTTCAATAAACTTATCTTCTATTTCTTGTAAAAATGATTTCATGAATGTACCTGTTTTAATTCATTAACTAAATCCATATATCTTAATATTGATAAAACATGTGATTCTTTAATTACTTTTTTATTTTCAACAGAACATAACATTTCAGATAATTTTTCTACTTTAATTTTAGTAACTTTGTCTGTTATTTTAATTGAATGTTCTTTTATTTGTTTTTTAATTGTTGGAATAATTTTTGTTATATATATTTTAAATGTATCAGTGTCATTAACACTAGTAATATAATTACCTAATAATTCTTTTTGTGATTCAGACAAAACATTATATTTTGTATTAAATTTATCTACTAATAATTTATACGATAATAATCTTAAATCAGACGTTTGTTTTGAATATGATTCTAAAACTTTATCTTTATTTTTATTTTTTATTTTATCAGATAATCCATTTTCCGCAATAATTGTTTTACAATTCATTATTTGTTTTGGATTAGACAATTCTGAATGTTCAAATAACATGTTAATTGAAGCTAATACTTTATAATTATTAATTCTAGTCTTTGAAATATTTTCAAAAACAAAATTTTCGCGAATTTCTTTAACTAAATTATATCGTTGTCTTTTTAAAACGCTTTGATTTAATTTACTATACGCATTTTTTATTTCTCGTATATATTCTAAAGCATATGCTTCTGACTTGAATTGTTCTTTTATTAAATTATTATAAAGTTGTAATTCTTTTGCTAATTCAGTATTTTTTCCAAAATATTTTTTTATTATATCGATTGTTAATGACTTATTAGAAGTCATTGTTTCTGACGTTAATTTTCTTACTAGTAATTCAAATAAAATACCAGTGTTTTTATATTTCGAATGTTTTAATTTTTTCATATCATTATTAACAATTTATAATAAATATATTTATAAAATTATTTCAATATATTATCTTCATCTAACATCGTTCCTTCGTCAGTTTTTTCATTATTTGTTTTTAATGATTCAGTAATTATATTAGATTTATTAAAGTTATTTTTTAAATTTTGTATTAAATTAACATTTTCTGCGGTGAATGACATTTTTCTATTTTTAGGTAATGGCTGAAATGCTGTTTTTTGATTTTTTGGATCAAATCTTTGTTTTAATGTTTTTTGACCTGTTGGATCCCATCCTAATTCATTATCATGTTGGCCGGATTTGATACCCTCAGGTGGTCTTCCTCCTTTATCTTTTTCTTCAACATCCTTAGATGACATATGCACTGTTGCTAAATCATGCGGAGTACCATATGATACGCCAGTTACAGATGGATCATTACCTTCTTGTTCAATTTGTGTTTGTCGAAATCTTAATTTTAAATCTTCTATAACATTAATTCTCTCTTCTAACCATTGTTCTTCAGACATATTAAATATATATTCATATATGTATTTATCAGAAACTAATTTACTATCCTTCATTGTATTAGCTAATGTTATTTTTTCAGTCATTAAAGCTACTTTTTGTTGATCGTAAATTATTGAAGGAGGAGTTAGTTCTAATTCAAATCCTATTAAGTCTTCTCCTTCAAATCCTTGAGCGTATAAATGAACTATAGCTATTTTAGTTAGTTCGGATATCATTATTTTCTGTAAACGTTCTATTGTTCTAGCAAATCTAATATCCATTGATGCTAAAGTAGTTTTGCCTTCTACTCCTTCATCATATCCTAAAAATGGTTTTGGTATTTTAAGAGCAGCCATCATTTTATGTTTAACATAATCAATATCTTCTATCCCTGTAAAAGTCATTCCTGGTAATGTTTCAATAGCTGTAGACGTTTGTCCTCCTCTTATAGGTAAATAATAATCTTCTAACATATTGTTAATATTAAACTTAAGATTATAATTTCCTGTAGTTGGATCTATATGTGGAATTTTTTTCATTTTATTGATAACTTGTTCCATATAAGTATCAACTTCGTTTGGTGGAATATTACCAATATCAATTTTAAAAATACGTTTTTCTGGAGCTCTCATTATACGATGAATTAACATTGCATCTTCAAGCATCATTAATTTTTGAAATTCTTTTCTAGCTCCTTCAAGCATACTTCTACCATATGGTAAAAAATTAGAATCAGATAACATTCGGAAATGAGCCATTTCATATGTTTCATATCCATTTTGAACACTAGATGCATGTCGAAATTTTATATTATAGTCTCCGGTTTCTTCATTAAATTCTTCTGTTCTTTCTACTTCGTAACTAGAAAATGGACGTACTCCTACTATACCTATTTCATCTGCAATATCTAATTTTAAAAAAAAGTCTCCATATTTTGCCATATTTCTAACCCATGGCCACATATTAAATTCGATATTTAATATATCATAAAATAAATTATGAAGTATTTTTTGAATATTAGTTTTATTACATTTTATAGAAAGTATCTCCCCAAATTGATTAGTTAACGTTGATTCATCAGAATATATATCTAATGCAGAACTGATAATTGGATCTTTATCCATCATTTCATAATCTACATATAATTGTATACGATTTTGATTTGCATAATAATTTGAATCATATCCGCCATGACCTCCAGTTCTATATCTATTAGAACCATGTAATCTGGTATATCGATCTGCTAATTTTGTTTGTGTTATATTACCTACAGACTGTAATCTGTTAGTATCAACTATTCGTACTTTATCTTTACCGTACGCACGTACAATAACATTTGTACTAAATAAATTCCGTAAACGTTTTCTTAATGACGCCATTATAAATAATTATTTATTAATAAATATAACTAACTACAGAAGCCAGGTTAAATTTTCATCATTTGAACCATTATTCCAAGTCCATCCTGTATTTTCTGAGTTTGGTTTTCCTGTAAATATAACTGAATCTGATTTTTGAAGTCGACTAATTGCTCGCTTTGTTAAATCAATTCCTTGTTGTCTTAATTTTAATGATGTATCTCGCAACCAAAGACCTATTGCAAAACTCATTACTAAGTCATCATTATATCCTATCTGTGCTTGAGCTTTGCCATTTAACCAAATAAACACAAATAATTCTTGTATTAATCTCTTACTACGAATAATAGGAGTTTTTTCACGCATATACATTTCTAATGCAGATATCATTAACGGTCTAGTTCTACTTGTAGTAGATACGCCAGGAACCATTTTTGATTTGTCTTTTATATCATAGCCTTTTTGTAAATGTACCTCTAAATCAACATATCCATCATCTTTATATGTATAAAATAAATTTTCATAATTTCTATCTAATACTGGTTGAATTGCGGCCCAACCAATATTTGCGTTTTCAATTGCTAATAACGCATTGTTCCACTCTGTTGCTACTGAAACTAACATATTCCCGAAGTCTTTTGGTGGAATTTTACCTTTATATTCAGCAACTTGTTTTATGGATTCAACTTCTATAACGTGAAATGTAGACCAATCAGCTCCATCACCACGAGCAACATCAGCTACTATTATATAGTTTAAACTATAATCAGGATACTCCCATACCCAATATGCATTATCATATCCTCTTTTTTCAATTGGGTCTATACAATTAGTTTCATATTCTTGTAAACATTTACCTTCTACTACAGTATGCCCGGATGAAACAAAATCACAATCACACTCTTGTGATGCCCCCCTTTCTCCTAATAATTGCGTTTGTTTAGATCTCCATTCATTATCTCTTTCTGGATGAACTGTCCAATGTAATTTTATATTATTCCATTCTGTGGTTGGATTAGTTTCGCTATCTACCCATGTTTTATGAAACCAATTTCCTATCCCATTTGGTGTAGAAAGTACAATTGCAGACCCACCAGTTGATATTGTTGCTTGTGATGCTATCCATATTTCTTCTACGTTCCGGATAAATGCAGCTTCATCAACTATTAATAATGATAATGCTTCTGATCGAGCTCCGGTTGTAGCAGAAGAAACTGCTTTTATCTGCGATCCATTCCTAAATTTTAATGATAATTTATTATCTGCTTCTATATTACCTTTTAACCAACTTGGTAAATTGTCATGCATGATTCTAACTTTAGTAACTAAATTTTTAGCTACCTCTTGATTAGTTGCAATTACTAATGTGTTAAAATCTTCTTTAAATAACATACACCATAAAGCATATCCGGCTGTTAATGTTGATATTCCTAACTGTCTAGATTTTAAAATTACATTATATCGATTATCTTTTAAGTCAGCTAATGATGTTTCTTGAAAATTATATAGATTAAATTTTATTTTACCTCGTTTAGGGTGTTGAATATAACAATATTGTCTCATAAAAAATATAGGATCTGCAGCACAGGTTGTGTACTGTTGTCGAATTAGATCTTTTATGTTTGGTTTATTAGACATCTATTTTATAGCTTGTATGATAAATATACTAGTTACGGTTGTTGTTAATATTCCACTACTAAACCATAATAATTTACTATCATACCATTTTGGTTGA